TCCAGGCTTGGTTTCTCCATACCTTCACGGTTAGTTTGAATAGCACTCACTATAGGTATACTAAAGAAGTAAGAAAGAGCTCTTAAGTCTTCTGCTGTAGATTTGCCTTGCTCGTAAGAGTTATCACCGCTACTCGCCTTTATCAGTCCAAGATAGTCTATCACCAGTATATCCGGTTTTATCCCACTCTTTACTAAAGACTCAAGATAGGCTCTAATACCACCTATAGTAATGGATTTCGGTGGGAATTCTTTAATAATTAACTTTTGTTTACGTTGTTCAGATACCTCTTGAAAGTAGCTTTCTAAAGGTTTAATCTGTTGCTGGATATCTTTAATAGGTATTTTTGATAGATGTGAACTAATACGTTTAGCATACATCATTTCAGGCATTTCAAGAGAAATAAGAACAGTAGTTAACCCACGTTCAGCCATATTAGAAGCAATATTACCTAAGAAGATAGACTTACCGACGTTAGTAGGTCCCAAGAACAAGTAAAGCGCTCTTCCTCTCTTAGACAAACCACCTCCAATTTTATCATCTAAGAACTTCCACCCTGTAGGTATAGTCTCATTAGGTGTACCAAGCTCGTCAATAATCTTTTGATACTGACCGTAAAAATCTAAACCAATATCGTTAATAAGTGTAACGTTACATGCTTTCTCAAACATTTTGAGAAATTTACCGTAATCAGCTTTATCATTAGTTACATCATCAACAATTTTTAATACAGCGTTATAAACGTTCTTTTCTTTAAAGTACGTTTCTGTATTCTGTACTAACTCATCAAAATTACCTTGTAAGTCAATTTGCTTATAGCTAATGAGTGTATCTTTAATTAGCTTAGCTTCGTCTTCTTTCTTTATATAAGTCTTAATCTCAGTTACAGTAGGTAGTGCTTTACGTTTAGCGTAAAAGTCTTTTATAATACCCACTATGAGTTTATTACCCGCAGACTTAAAGTTCTCAGGGTTTAAATGCTCATATACTAAAGAAGTGTAATATGCATTAGTCAGTGCTTGACATGCAATCACGTTTTCGAAATATTCTGCGTTTACTTGAAGTTTGTTCTTCACTTTTTTATTATAATATATAAAATAAAAAAAGCTAAGGTTTCCCTTAGCTTTTTTGTTTATTCAGCTGTTTCAGCTTCGATTTCATCTTCTAATGGCGGGGCATCAAGTGCACCACCATAACGAACCTTTTCTTTCAAAGTAATTTCCAGTAAAGGAATAACTTTCTTTTCCCAGAACTCAGTATCGTTTTCCCATGTCTTTCTGTAGCCGATCTTCTCTCCATTTAACTGGAATGTAGAACCGGTTTGAGTTATAACACCAAACGCTACTGCCATATCAGCTAAACCAGCATAACGAGTTAATCCTGTACGGAAGTTGTTATACAATTCAGCTTTTAGGAAAGGAGGTGCAAAGCGGTTCTTAACTGTCATTGCTGACAATGTAACACCGCTTACATTATGAGCTACCGCGATTGATTCTTCTCCTTCGTTCTTGTCAATCTTTTCGTTTCGAGTCGCAAGCTGAACCAACAAAGAAGCAAGATAAATAGGGCCAGAGCCACCGGATTGCTTTTTAACCAATTCAGGATAGAGTGAAGTTGGGTTATCATAAATGTGATTAGTAAACAGAATAGGTACACGAGCCTTAGCTGCTTTAAAGGTTAAAGCGCGCATCATTGACTTCATTGCCTTAGCCTTAGTACCCATATCTGCTGCATCCTTACCTTCAGTGACGTCGCGAAGCTCTTTAGCACTTGCTAAGTTACCAAGACTATCAATAGCAATAATAACCTTTAAGTTAGGGTCATTAGCTGCAATAATCTTATCTAAGAATGTAGCAATTTGGTTACGACAATCTTCTACTGTTTCTACTGGATAGTATTTTAAGCGTTTTGGATCAATACCAACACCTTCAGCAGATTGCTTGTCTACTGCTGCTTCCGTGTCCCATACTGCAGCAAAGTAGCCTTTCTTTTGAGCGTTCGCAATGATCTTATTAACAATAAGCGTCTTACCCGCACCGGAAGGCCCGGAAAAACCAGTAACCCTACCAACAGGAATACCCTTGTAAAGAGATCCAGAAAAGATAGCATTAAGTGCATAAGAGCCAGTGTCAATCCAATCGCTTACAATAGATAAAGAATTATCTTCAGAAAGCATTGATGCATCTTGATTCAATGCATCAACAGCTTCAAAGATATCTTTTAACGATGAAGCTTTCGTTTCGTCGTTATTATTTTCTGTACGTGGTTTACGTGCCATATATATTAGTTACCGTCAGCGTCAAATAGCTTAATGGTAGGAGCAGCTTGATTCTGAGCTGGTTTAAACATTTCAGTATATTGTGCAGTAAGGTTGGGTTCAAGACTAAGGTTACCGGTTAATACGATTGCTGATTTGCTATAAGTCCAGTTAGGAAAAGAATCACGGTCAGCGAAAAACTCTCTAAACATTAAAGGGTATAGCTGTACTGAAAGTTTCTTGTCCTGTGTTGGTGTTACATTAAGGATAGCTGGTTTAGTGACAGTAATAGTACTATCATCACCACTTACGTATGTAGCAACAATTGTGCGTTGAATATTATCAAGGAATACTATGATTTGATCTTGGTTCATATGTTTATATTAATATAGTTTTTGTTTTAATCAAGGTTATTGACGAGGAAACTTAAAATAAGGTGCTTTCGCGTTAATAAGATACTTGTTAAGTAGTTTCTTGTGAGATGCACGAGTAGGAACAATATCCCAACCACCACGTCTTGCATAGTAGCAAGTTACCATAAGTTCTTCGGGTTGTAATAAGTCCCATAAACGTTTATAAGCAGCTTCACAAATTTCTTCATGGAAGTGACATTCATTACGGAATGAAACGATCCACTCTAATAGAGACTGTTCTGTTACTGCTTTATTACCTTTATAATAAATAAAAATATCACCTGAATCTGGTTGCTTTGTAATCTTACAGTTAGAACGTAACAGAGTACTCATATAGAAGTGCTGTTCTGTTGATTCAGTATCATTAGCTACTAATAGGTCAGCATTCTCATTAAATACAGTAAACTTAATCTTTTCTGCACTCTTAATTTGTTCTAAAGGTTTCCATATTAAAGAATGATGATCCTGTAACCAAGTCTTTCTATCTTCTTCAGTACTATCGTCAGTTACCTGAGAAAATAGTTCTACCTTAACATCAGTCTCTAATAATAAAGACAAGTCTTTAGAAGCTGTTTGCTTAATATTCTTAAGCACTTCTTTAGTATTTTTACCCATTTTTTGCATATTAAATGAGTTCCAATAAAGCTTCATTGACTTAGACTCTACAATGAAATCATTCTCAGCAGAATAAACTACTTTAGCAACACAAGTAACAGGTAAACCGTTATCTGTTAATGCACTACATTCATAACCGTTCCAAATATCATAACCCATGAAAGGTAGAAACCCGTTCTTAAGGTCAAGATAGGTACGGTTACGTTGGCGCTCTTCACGCACCAAAATCTCTGGTGTATAAGTGGTAGGAGAGTCAACTCTCTGACCAAGTACTTTGTCAATATTATTAGTATTATAGCTCATTGGTAAAATCTTTCTTTATCTCTGTAATTACTTTATTGGTTCTTTCTTCTACTGTACCTGATATATAAACAAGTTTATCAGTAGGCATTGAAAAATGTTTTAAATAAAAATCAAACTGATTCACAACACCGTCAAAGAATTCTTTACCTGTACTTCTCTCTCCGTCGTCTTTAATATCAAGTTCAGGTATAACATAAAAAATCTTATCATAAGTCTTTAGTAGTTCTTCGTATACAGCTAAAGCAGCTTGATATACGTCTTTATTAACTTGTCCTTTTTCATAAAAGTAAGTTGTATAAGCAATACCATCTAAAGCACCTCTATCTAAGATCCAGTTACCTGGAGTTAAAGCATACTCTAAATGACGAGCCATAACCAAGTATTGCGTCATTGAAGTACCGCCTTCATTGATAGGTATGTTTAACTCTTTTAAACCTCTCGTTAGATTGGTTCTAAACGAAAAATGATAGTCACTTGTAAGAGTACTACTTTCTTTCAGAGCTTTTACTAACGTTGTTTTACCTTGTGAATGAGCGCCACAAATTGCAGCTTTATAGTTTGATCTCATAAGTTATTTATTTAATAGGCTTTTGCGCATAAAGCCAACCCAATTTTGAATCGATACAGTATGTAATTTCTCGATAAATAAATTTATACTTGGATAATCTAAATACAAATCTTCTGTACTAAAACGCATTTCAGATACAACCCTACCAGCATCTACTTCTGGTATAACTTCATGAACAACATGTCCATGGGTATTGTACTTCTTTTGAGGGTATGTTTGCCACACCTTAGCTTGAGGGTCTTTGCCTTTTAATTCAGGGTACTTGGTTATAAGTCCTGGGTGACCGTTATATATTTTAAATTTACCGCAAATTTCTGGTGGTAATATACGAAGATAGCCGTGTAAAGTAATTACATCAGCGTGTCTAATAGCTTCTCTGTATTCTTCTATGGTTGGTTTCTTAGGCAAGAAAATAAAACGTTCAAAGCATTTCTCTAAAAGACCAGGATTAATCTTATCCATGTCTTCGAAGCTTTTATTAGTTATAATTGCATCCGGAAACCTACCGATATGTTTAGATATCTCGTATATCTCAGATCCACTCTGAGAGAAAAAGGTTTTCCAGATTAAGGTACGTTTCATATGTTTAGTCGATAACCTATTGTATTATCACTAAAGAAAATTACAAGTGTAAAGTCAACAATACCGTACTTTATTAGGTAAGGTTTAACATCAGTAAGCTCTCTTACCGGGAGTTCACAATTACGAATACAATCCCAAAAACAATAATCCCTAATAGAAATATTATTTGCCAGGAGGTGGGGATAATTAGCATGGACGGAATTAGTTATAGCTTCTAACGTTGTCATCTATTAACGTAGTTTCTAAACTCAATTAAATTATTTGCAATGATTTTTTCTTGCATTGCATCCGGTATTACATCTAAAAGATCTACAAGCTTAGTTGACTCCTTTTTCCAGTTACCAATAGCATTAGAGTATCTTACTCTTTTAATACCGTGAACAATAGGTGATGATGTATCTAACGTCTCGATCCAATTATATTCAGGTCCTTGATAAAAACTAAATTCTCTTGGGTGTGCACAGCCTAATAAATGATGAGTTTTATCTTTATTAATAATACCATCATTCATTAATTGATTAAGAGTCATTACTCTACCCATCATATAAGATACCCATTTGTTAGGGTGTGGGAATAGCTTAAGGTAATAGGAATAATCGAATGAAATAGCTAACTTATCTACATCAATTTCTTGATCTAAAGTTACATAACATTTAACTAATTCAGCATAAGTTTTACCCTGAACCACACCAATAGTTTTAGAATCGTTAACAAAGTCCCATTCTCTCCATAAGCATTTCTTAGCAGACTCAATTGTACCGTTACAATCCTCTAATACGTCTGGTATGATATACTCTGTAGGGTTGAGTCTTTGAATCCAATAAGCATAGCGTTTAGGGTTAAAAGATTCCCCTAATTCAAAAATAGAATTATCTAATAAGACATGTCTACCCATTTTAACACTATCTTCGAAGAACTTGTAATATTCTGGGTGCTCTTCGAACAAGTGTACGAGAGCGTAGTCGTAATCGTTGTATGTACGAGAGATCTCGAGCATACTTAAAGGGGATTCGTGAGATATTTTAATCATGTGAATAGGTCAAATAAGTCTGTTTGTGCTTGATTGTTTACTTGTGGTAAATGCCAGTTAAGAGCTTCATATACTGCTTTTACGGGCGGTACGATTATTGTATCGAACATTTCTTCATAATCAACTTGAAAATCTTTTAATTCTTCGGGCCACAGCACTGGGTAACAAAGAGTATCGATATTATATTTGTTTGGTGATATATAAACCTTTTTAACCTTACCACCGGAAGTAATACGTTCGTATTTGGTTTCTAAATTACGATGCTTAAGTAACATATTATACCAAATAGCACCTTTAACGTGATTAGGAGTACCTTTAGCTATTTTAAAGCCTTCTGAACGTACTTCATGCTTTTCTAAGTCACTTAAACCACCTCTAATAGCTACATCATCAATAGATAACGACTTAAACCCATCATAAACGTCTCTATAAATAGCGTTCGCTTTATTTTGATCTTGTACCAGTAAGCTATTCTCAATAACCTTTTTAATTAATTCTTTAGCTTTCTTAGGTGTAGTAGAACGTGCAATTTCTACCCCAACGTACTTAAATTTACTAACATCTGCACCTTCATCGTTTAATACGTGAATGATATAACGTTTCTTTTCAAGATACACACCTACGTCACAAATAGATTCACGTTTAAAGAAATAGCGAGGGTCGATTGAGTTGAGTTTATCTTTAGCCCACTGCTTAATGTTGTTATTAAGGTAAACCCCCAATTCATCATCGATGAACTTTAAGCCCTCTTTATTAACCTTGTTATCGGTTAATATATTTAACTTCATCTGTTCTAATAGAGGCTGAATAGTAACGTGGGTACTATCCGTGTCGTTATATATTGTTAACGACTTACCAGACCAACCAAACTTTTCTTTAGCGTACTGATCAATGATATCAGATGCTTGCTTAACCACCGACTGACCAGTAAGAGTGATGCTACCAGCATGATCGCTATCGCAAATAGGACTAAACTTATTAGCAAAAACCCCGTAAATAGAGTTGAGAAGAATTTTGATGACGTGCTGGATGGTGTCAGCTCGTTCCATATTAAACTTACACGTTTTATACTCATCAGTATCTGGGGTTAGTTTACTTAGTTTCTTTTTAAGTTCGACATATTGGTTTTTGTTTTTAACACGCTCACTATAAAGACCGTCAATCAGAGAAGGTACTACACCTTTCTTTTTCTGTGTGTAAAGTACGTTTGCTTTAGAAAGAGCGAGTTTTTCACTTTGTACAAACTGTATAAACTTCTCATGAGTTAGCTTATGTTCAGTGTTGTTGTTTAAACGTATAGTAATTTCACTATCACTCTTATTAACTATCTTACCAACCTTTGTCTCAGGGGATATATTCAGGGTAATAATAGTATTAGGGTATAGTGAGTTAGCGTCATAACTTACAATAGACTTCTGGAGCCCTCTTTCTGGTTCTCTCACAAATCCGCCTTGAATTTCTTCACGTAAAGGTCCTTCAACGAAAGTAGGTATAATCATACCGTGTTTATGTGCCTCTAACGCAACACACCCAGTAACGATAGATACTTTACCTAAAGCAGCTTCAAACGAAGTTAGACCTTTATAAGCTAACATACGAATGATCTTAAAGAATTGTAGTTTCTTCTCCATTCGTACTAATAGGTCAACATCTTGAATGTTATAATCTACAAAGTTCTTCCAATCGTTCTCAGATAGAGAGGCTAAATTAGTAGCATTGATAGCCAGTTTACCTTCACCAAGTTCGTGTTGTGCTACAAAGTTTAGAGCATAAGACTCTAACAAACCACGAGCAAAACCTCTATACACTTCAAGGTAGTCCATTGCAGATATACCGTGTATGTACCAACGATCTAATTCTTGACCTTTAACAAAAATACCTTTACGGCACCAAAGACTTTTTACTGGTGAAAGACGTTTAGCAGCATCTTCACCTAAAAGATTGTTGATACGGTTAATTAAGTAAGGGAAATCGAAAAAGTCTGTATTCCACCCAGATAAGATGTCAGGGTAATAGCCGTTTTCCCAGAACTCTAAAAACTTATCTAACAGATTGTACTCACTTGTACACTCAGTGTATGTAACATTACTACGAGTCGGAGTATAAGGCTTACAGCCCCAGGTATAAAAGTGTTCAGATAGGTTATCATAAATCGTTATAAGGTTAATAGGGTGTTTAGCATCCTTAGCTTCAGGGAACTCATCTGGTGAATAAACTTCGATATCAAGAAAGCATACCTTTAACGGATTAGCAGAGAATTCAGGCTTTTCATACTCTTCTTTAAAGTTTTCAATAAGAAACTGTTGTTCTACCTGAATATTGTGATAAAGTCTTTTAATTGCACCATCTTGTGCAGCTTTATTACGATCAAAATTACTCTTGAATACTTTCTTCTTTAGTTTAGTATTAAATATAGATAAAGCATCAGCTGTCTCTGCGTTTGTTTCAATATAAAAATAAGGATGGTACGGTGTTTTTTTAATTACACGGTTACCATCCTTATCCCAAGTAAAGAGATGACAAACACTATCGCGTTGACTATAATATATGTTACGGTACACAGGTCATTATTATGTGACCTTTTAATAAAATATCAAGAGAAATATAGTCTGCAATGCTCATCAATATGATCTTCTAACCAATACTTTGTAGCATTCTTACGGGCAACATCTGATTCAGTAAGATATAAGCGACGATCGCCTGTTATTTTCTTAATAACATCAATCATTTCATCCCCTGTATTAAATTTTAGAGGTGCATCTTTGTAAGGTTCTAAGTTTTGGCAAACGCAAGGTATACCTAAGGCTCCTGCTTCAATATGTTTAATATTGGCTTTAGCCAGGTTAAACCTGTTGTTCTGTAAAGGAGCTATAACCATATTAACCTTTAATGCATTATATGCATATGGATAATCCCAGATCTTTGTCCAGCCTACATATTCAATATCCCCACTTCTTACAAGGTCTGCTAATTCAGCAGGACAACCACCCATCAATACCCACTTAAACTGTTTAACTGTTTTTCTAATTACTTCAAGTATATCGCCGAAGTCATCTTTTACTCCAGGTGTACCCGCAATATTAAAGTGGGTTGGACTACCAATATAACCAATACGAGGGCGTTTCTTATTGTTTTCGTAATTCTCAATAGTCTTGTCTTTACTATAGAAACGATCCATCCAGAACTTAGGCATGTAGTTTGGCAACGTAATACCCTTAACGCCTGACTTCTCTTGATAGTAATTTGCCATGTAATCAGTTGGAGCAGTAATACCATCGCATAACTGCATAATCTCTACAGCTGTCTTAGCAATATTAGGGTCAGTAAAGGCTTCACGGGCTTTGTTATAAAGCGGTATATCTTCAGCAAATATAACATCATCAATTTCGTAGTATATTTTAAATTTGTTAGTTCTGTTAGATAGGTTTCTTAAGAACTTAACGAATTCTAATTGATAAGGAGTAACCTGTCTTTGTATTCTTACAGATTTAATATCTTGATAGAAATTCTCCTGTAAGATCATAAAGTTGTTATTGTTAACTATACCTAATTGATTTGCATTAATAACAGACTCTGGCCAGTGCATACGCCAAAAACCACAACCCTGATGATCTGCAGCAAAGCTCACGGCTCTCTTCATACCACCAAGCTGTGATGATACATCAACCACTTGTGGTGTTTGCTGTGCAGTGTTTGCAAAAGGGCTACCGATTACAGGTGCTCCGAGCGGTAAGTTTGGTGCTCCAATTACGTAGCCGTTGTTAGGATATATCATAGTCTGTTGTTCTTGTTGTTATGCCGTTCTTTTTAACGAGGTATATTATTTCACCGCCAATACAGTATTTTTTACTTTCTTTACGATGAGAGATAATATAGATAGACTCGTTGTAATTATCTACTCTTTCTTTAAGAATATCAAGTACTAAGTCAATACCTTTCTCGTCTAAAGATGAGTCAAACAATTCATCGAACATACTTAAGTTAATCCATACATCAGCTTGTGCTCTACGGATATCTTGAAAAGTAAACAGCATTGCAAGATCAATAGCTTTACGTTCAGCACCAGAGAAGTTAAAGTAACTGCACTGACTACCTCTTTCATTGGTAATGCTTTCTTCGAAGAACTCATCAAACGTTACTATACTATTACTTTCAAGTCTACGTAGATACGAAGCAAGTCTTGCATTAAGAACCTGTAATATCTTTTTAACAATATAAGACTTTACACCTCTTTCATCTGTAATGAATTTAGCTGACTCAAGTATATCGATCTTTTCTTGTAAAGTATTGATACTATTTTTAATATCATTCTGTCTATTTAAAATATTATTAATTGACTCTTGGAAGTTATTAGAATCCTTGTTTAATTGATCGATATCAACAACAAGTGATTGTTGCCACTCGTTTAACTGTCTAACACGGGAATTAACACTCTCAACCTCTTTTCTACGAATTGTGAGATCGTTTAACTTCTTTTGAGTAGCGGTAATAGCCTTTTCAACCTTGTCTAAGTCTTTTTGTATCTCTGTAATGCGAGGTTTTTCAGTGGTAATTACTGTAGTGTACTTTTGTATTTCGTCTTCACACTCAGCTTTATCTTTCTCGTATTGTGCGTTAGTAGCTTCAGCTAAATCCTTACCACAATGAGGACATTTACTGTCTACCTTCTTAAGTTTTTTGATACGATCATTATTAAGCTTAATATGTGTTTCTGCTTCGGTAATAAGTTTGTTAACTGAAGCCATTTTACGGTCACACACTTTTTCAGCATTCTTAAGCGTGTTTGAAGTATCTTCTATTTGTTTTTGAGCAGCAGTATCTACTGGTTCAAACTTACTAAGCTTCTCGTTTAACAGTACGAGCTCTTGTTCGTTGTTCTTTTGACGAGTCTGTAATGTTTCAAGTCTTTTCTTTTTACCCTCTTCGTATGTATCTTTCTGTTTTACAGCTTCTGCTAAAGATCTATTAGTTTCTTCTATTTTACTACCCTCTATGTCCAGATTACGTTTAGTTTCGTTAAAGTCAAAACGAACAAAGCTCAACATGTTACTAAACACTTCTAATCCAAGAATGCCTTCAATAAACTTACGTTTATCGATCTTCTTCTGAGCCATAAACGGTACAGTAGTATTAATCGACATAATAACACTGTTTTGAAATATTTCTGAAGACGTTTTAATAGTATTAATAATAAGTTCAGTTGTTTGTGGTACACCTGAACGAGTAACATCTTCTCCATCAATATAGAAGTAACACTTAGTAGGATTGAGTGTTCTTAATACTTTACACTCTTTAGTTATATTGTTTTCTTGATAACTAAAAGTCAATTCAACTTCACATAAAGCATCTGGTGCTTGATCGTTTACTATGTTTTCTTTTTTAAGATCGCGTATAGTGCTACCGTACAGAGCAAAATGCACTGCGTCAGCAATAGTGGACTTTCCAACGCCATTCGCTCTATCAGCTTTATCATAATTTTTACCTGTAATGATATTTAATCCAGGCTTAAAATCTACAACAACCGGTCTTTTACCTACAGACAGGAAATTAGTGATTTTTACATA